CGGGAACAAGTTGCTTTGGGCGGGCAGCTCGCAACAACGTTTCACCGATAAGAAGTTGAGCGCTACGCCGGACGGATTGCTGATCGATCAGCCGCGTGATGCGCTTGCCGATCTGATGGTGCCTGACATCGGACCCAGCCGCTGCTTCGCTATCGAGTGCAAGACAATTGATCCACGCATCAACTTAAGTGAACCCAAGACCGAGAACGTGTTCCAGACACATGTGCAGCTCGGCATGATCCGTAAATTCACCAAGTATAAACCAGACTATGCCGTCATCATCTACACCAACGCGTCGTTCTTCGACGACAACGTCGAGTTTGTCGTTCGCTACGATGCGGAAGTGTTCGAGCATGCACACAAGCGTGCGAATCAGATTATGCTTTCGTCACTGGCATCGGACCTGAAGCCGGAAGGTTGGATCGCTGGTGGTAACGAGTGCAAGTACTGTCCATTCGCCAAGGCTTGTATGGCGCTGCGTGGTGACATACCAGATGCAGATAAGGACAAGAAGGCTGACCCACAATTCATCGCCGAAATGGTCGAGCTGGCAATGCAGGAACGGGAACTCGCCACGCATGCCGATGAAGCGAAACGTGATCAGCGCGAGGTGCAGGAAAAAATAAAGCAGCGCTTGCGTGATAAGGGCTTGTCAAGCGTCAAGGGTTCTGGAATCAGTATCGTCTGGTCGGCAATCAAGGGCCGACCTTCCTACGACATGCCGGGGATTAAAGCTGCGGCTGCTGCTGCAGGGATCAATCTCCAGCGTTTCGAAACGGTCGGGGAACCCTCCGATCGACTAACCGTCAACGTCACGAAGCAAGATCGTCTCGTCACACCCAACAGGAGCCAACGTCATGGCGAATGAAGTCTCGACTGCCAATCAAGCTCAGTTCGACCCCTACCAGATGTATGCCGATGAGGTGGCGTCGCGTGCCCACATCACCGGAGACCTACTGCGTTTCACGAAGCATGGGGAGTACAAGGCCGGGACCGATCAAGAAGAGGTTCCGGAAGGCACTCGCATGCTGGTCTACATGCCCGGCCTCAAGCGCGGTTGGGTCAAGTGGTATGACGGCCAGCCAGTTCAGCACATCGTCGGGCTTGTGTCGGAGGGCTACAAGCCTCCGGAGCGTCATGAGCTGGGCGACATGGACGAGAGTGAGTGGGGCGAGCTGAATGGCCGCCCGATCGATCCATGGCAGAAGACCAACTATCTGGTGATGTGTGATCAAGAAGGACAACTGTACACCTTCGTCACCTCTTCGAAAGGTGGCCTCAGTGCCGTCGGCGAGCTGTGTGATGCCTACAGCAAGCGGCGGCGCATGAAGCCTGACGAGGTGCCGGTGATCGAATTGTTCGCACGTAGCTATCAGCACAAGGACTACGGCGAGACATTCGCACCCACGCTCAAGATCACGGGCTGGGCGAAGATCCCGGAAAACTTCAGTGAACTGACTGATGCCATCACCAGCGAGGAGCAGACCGACTTTGCACTGCCGCCACCCAAGGCTGCAGCAGCCAAGCCGGTGCCGAGCAAGCCGACGGGCAAGAATAGCAAGCCTGCGGCGAAGGCGGCAAAGGGAGGACGACGCCCCGTTAAATTCTGAACCGCGTTAACTTGGCGGGGCTCCATGACAGGGGCTCCGCCGTTTTTGTCTAGGCATCGGACATGGGCGCGGCATCACGCTTTCTCACCGATATGTTCAAGACACGATCGAGTGCCAGCGTCTGCATTGTCAGCTACGCCAACGAGCGCGAGCAAGCAAAGAGATTTCCGCCGGTCGAGCTGTACACGCGTGATCCTGGCAGCATCGAACGTTTCCTCAAGAAGTACGACAAGCCCGGGCGGGCGGTTTATTTCGGCGTCAACACTGTCATCGACGGCAAGACCCGCTCGAAGGAGAACGTCGCCGAGATCACCAGCCTGTTCGCCGATCTCGACTTCAAGGGCATCGTCGAGAGCCGTAGCGAGATCGAGGCGGTGCTGGCACGCCTGCCGCTGGTGGCTTCACGTGTCGTATTCAGCGGCAACGGATTGCATCCGTACTGGTGGATACAGGCACCAGTGGAGCTGGGGGAGCGGGTCGAGGCTGCGCTCAAGCGGCTGGCCTGGGCGCTGGCCGGTGATCCTGCGGTCTGCGAGATCGCCCGTGTGATGCGCCTGCCGGGCTCGCACAACAGCAAAGAAGACGCCTGGAAGCCAGTCAACGTCATCGCCAAGAATGACGTGACCTATGAACTGGAGCAGCTCGAAACATGGCTGGCCGGGATCAGCGAGCCGCTGCTGCACCGCAAGGGCAAGAGCAACGGCGGCACCCCGCCCTCGAATGACCCATTCGCGGGCGTGCACCACGAGCAGACCTTTGCCGAGCCGATCGACGTCGAGCAGGTGCTGGACGAGATGCAGTACCACGGCTCGGAAGGCAACGGCGTCAACCTCACGCAGTACCGCGTGATTGGTTCGCTGCTGCATGAAGGATGCGAAGTCGACGATGTGATCAGCTACGTGGTGGCGCAGACCTGGGCACGCATTCCGGAGAGTGCGACCTGGGACCAGCGCAGCGAGATCAGGCAGCTGCGTGACATGTGCCGCCGCACGTTCATGAACCACCCCGAGCTACTGCCGCTGCAGAACAGTAAGCCGGACTGGCTGCACCTGCCAGCGGAAAAACTAATCACTCCAACATTGAAGAAGAATGCACCACCGGTTCTTAACGTCTACTACCTGGAAGACTTGCGCGCACGGAAGCGTGTAAATCTGGAATGGGATGTAGAGGATTTCATCCTGTCGCGTCAGCTCAACAGCATCATCGGCGAAGGCGCAGTCGGCAAGGATCTGCTGCTGTTCCAGCTGGCGATTGCAGCGACCTGTGGCGGGAAAATACTCGAACGTGACGTACGTCAGTGCCGGGTGATGTATTTCAACGTCGAGGATGACGACAACGAGCTGCGCAGGCGTGAAGAGAATATCCGCAATTTCTACTCAAAAACAAACCCGCCGTCATATCGGCCACGAGAGAAGGAGCTGATGATCGTTCCAATGTTTGGCAAGGACACGCTGTTCGCCGCCTTCGACAGCAAAACCGGCGTGGTCGTGCCGCGACCGCTGTATGAGGTCGTGCGCAAGCAGATCGCCGAGTTCAAGCCGGGCATGGTCATTGTTGGCAATCGGGTCAACATCTTCGGTGTCAACCAGAATGAGGATTCGCAGGCACGCCAGTGCCTCGCACTGCTCAATGCCATATGCATCGATTTCGGCACCACCGTAGTTATGCCGTCGCATCCAAGCATGCGGGGCAGCACCACGGGTGAAGGCACCAGCGGCAGCGTGCAGTGGAGCAATGGTGTACGGCTGCGGTCCTATCTCAGCCGCGTGATTGACAAGGACGACGATGGCAAGGAAATCGAGGAGGATCCGACCCGCAGGCTGCTTGAAGTCAAGAAGAGCAACTACAGCGCACGTGGAATGAATGTCACACTCTACTGGAAGGATGGCGTGTTCCAACCAGACCCCGTCACCATCAACTATCCAACGTCAGACATCAACGCCCGTCAGGCCGAAGAAGACTCGAAAGCCGAGAATGAATTTTTACGTCTGCTCGACGCCCACATCGAACGCAAGATCAATGTCAATGCCGACGACACCGCACGCAACAACGCACCGACCGTGTTCGCCCGTGATCCAAGCAGCAGCTACAAGGGCAAGAAAGGACGCGCAGCGCTGGTCGCCGCCATGCACCGGCTGTACGAGCGCAAGATGATCCGCAGCGTCGAATATGGACCACCGTCAAAGCCACGAACACGCATCGAACGGATCGGTTTGAGGGTCGTCAAGTGAGATCCTATCGTAGGAATATCGAACCTTTCCACATCCCCTATTCCTCATCAAAAATCGATGTGGGGAGAGTTGTGGAGGGATGTGGGGAGTTGTACGAGAAAGGCCAAGGAGACAAGCACAACTTGAATTTACGGTTGTATTCCTCATGAGGGGGGGGGCTGTGCTTCTCCTGGGGTATACTACGTATACCGGGGCGGGGCCTCCCCTGAGGTCGGCCCCCCGCCCCTTGGTAGTCGCCTTGGCCGGTGGAGGGATTGGGTCGTGCGGCGGTTCACGGTGACGTGGCAGTTTGCCAGCGGCTACGAGATGCCACGCGTGTCGTGGGTGATGGCGCAGGATCGGAAGCAGGCCGAGCAGCGGGTGTGGCTGCTGCATGTCGAGATGTCATCGCAGCTGCGCAGCAAGATCGAGTTCTTGTCAGTGAAGGAGGAGAAGGGATGATGGACATCGAGGAGCGGCGTCGATTGGTTTGTGATCTTGTGCAAGCCTACATGCGTGAGGCTGTTGTACGGATTGAGAATGAATTTGGTGCTGGGTTTGCGGAACAGCATCCAGAGCTGATTGCTGGTTTCTTGCAGGCAGCAATTCGAGTTGAAGTTTCGTATGTTGAACGAAGTACAGGTGGCGTGGAGGAGGGGTAATGGAGATGATCGAGTGTCCGTGTTGCCACGGTGTGGGTGAGCTGGAGATGTACGACGAGCGTGGTCGGATCTCGTTTCGTATCTGCACGCACTGCATGGGCAAGGGCGTGGTCAAGGAGGAGGATGGATATGGTGGCGGTGCACGAGTTGAAGAGCTGGCCAGAATTTTTCATGTGGGTGTTGAGTGGTGATAAGAAAGCCGAGCTGCGCTACAACGATCGTGATTATCAGGTCGGTGATGTCCTGGTGTTGCGGGAGTGGGAGCCGAAGACGGAGAGCTACAGTGGGCGGCAGTGCAGGCGGCGGGTGAGCCATGTGATGTATGGTGCGGGTTCGGTTGGTGTGATCACGCCGATGCGTGGTTTGAATTTGAAATACGTGGTGCTGTCGTTGCAGGAGGTCGATGATGCGCCGCAGGCTGCCTGATCGTCGGCGAGCGGAAACGTTCATGCTGAAGTGGGGAAGACAGAACACGGAGTTCGCGATCACGATTGGATATTATCGAGACAACACTCCGGGCGAGGTGTTCATTTCGGGTGCGAAGGTTGGCAGTGATCTCGATGCGGAGATACGCGGCAATGCAGTTTTGATCTCGCTGGGTCTGCAGTATGGCGTGCCGTTGCATGTGATGTGGATTGCGATGCCGCGTGAGCAGAATGGTTCACCGTCGACGATTGCAGGCAAGGTGCTTGAGTTGTTGTCCGATGCGGAAAAAGCAGTTTGAAAAAATATTTTCATCGACTTTGCTGGGTAAAGATGAGGTTGATTTCTGCTAAGTCATTGATGTTGGTCTGAAGCGAAAAAATCCACTTTCAAGGTGTGCTATAATGTGTCTGTCAGTCGGTCAGAGCGGCTGGCGGG